TGTTACACCTAGACCACCAGAAAAGACATGGGCTGATGCCAAGCTGTATCGCTGTGACTTATACGACACACGTTATCCTGTATGCGGCACGCGTCTTGTATGGGTAAACGTAGGATGGAAATGGCTAAGACTATGCACACCTATCCAGCACGACAAGTGGCGTATCAAACGTGCTGAGTGGGATAAGATACCACATGAATTGTTTGTAAAGGAGAATGATGATGACTAGACAGGAATTATTTGAGTGGCTAAACACCTGCCCTGACCATCATTGGGATGTAGTACATGATGACGAGGGTCATGTAAGAGTTTTGTTTTGGTTTGATGAGGAGCAGGATGATGAATAATGACTACGAAGCTATCAAAGAATATGTGTATGAACACTATGCACATTTCGGTGCATACCCAATGGAAGTTGAAACAGATACACAAGTGTATACCTTTGACCAATATTGGGCTATCTTAGATGCAGAGGAGCATGACGATGAGTGACAATTACGACAGCGGCTTTGACCTTGTGTTATCTGACTATGAACGCAGGGATTTGATTGCCCACTATGAAACTGATTCACTGCCTGACTACATGGCGTGTGATGAAGAGGATATGTGGTATGGGTATCAGATAGGTGACAGGATGTTTGACCTAAACGTATGGACTTGCAGTCTATCAGATGAGATTGTCTGCACAGTCTATGAATGTGACTGGATAAACGATAACTGGCAGACTAACTGCCGACATAGCTGGACACTAACAGAGGAGAATGACAATGTTACTACATGAGTTTTACAGTGATGAAGATTGCAGTCGTGGTATGGGTGCATACCGCAAAGCGACTGTCTTTCTTGAGCAGGATGGTAGCTATACTGTATACATGATGCAGGATGGTGCCATCATTGAGGAACGTAACATACAAGGACACAGTGAGGTGTATGCCGAAAACTGTGCAGAGAACTGGGTACTAGGAGTAATCACATGAACAGATTTCTAATTGACCACCACCCTGATGCAATAGCTAAGTCATTGTGTGACCAGCATATTGTCAAAATGCCATTGGAAGAAGCACAGATGCTATGCACTGCACTGTGGCATCATGCCCCTGAGTATGCAGAGGTCAAGGGTTTGTACAAGCCTGTGCATCAGAAGCACCCCTGCACACTGTGGGCAATGGATAACCAGCGTAACTACGCCTTTGCTTGGCGGTTGTATGACGCAATGTTGCGTGAGTACACCCACCGCTACGGCAAAGAACACGGTGCAGGTAAGCACCTTCGTGCGTTGGAGTTTGGTGTCTGCAAGATACCTGATACAACTAACTTTATGACACCGCACCCGCAGTGTTTCAGCGGTCACGATCATCTCAAGACAGATGAGAACTGGCCTATCATGGCGTACCGTGCGTTCTATTGTGTTGACAAAGCTAAGTTTGCACGATATAACAAAGGACGTTCTAAACCACAATGGATGATTGAAGGAGAGGAGATTTTAAATGGCTAAAAATTTACAAAATATGACTACAGATGAACGCATCTCATATTGGGAAAAGGTGCGTGAGAAAGAAAAATGTCAACGTGCGGTAAAGATAAACAAGTTATCTTATCAGCAACGTATGGCAGTCATTGAAGTAAACAAATTGTTAGATAGCATTCTTGACACTGCCCTGTACCCCGACATGGGTGGCATCAAGGCGGTGTCAGCCTACGAACTACAAGAGTTGTCTGACGCAAAAGATACACTTGCATTTCAATTTAACCTGTGATATAACACAATATCACTTAACGGTATGAAAGGAGAAACACCATGCCATTAGATTTTACACCAGAACAAATCGGAGTTCCAGAACACGTTAACTTTCCTGTGGAGTTTGAGCCTACAAAATATGACAAGTCGAAGTATGTCATCAACGGTAACACAGGTGAGTACCTTGGTATCGTGGGCAACGGCTTTACCTGTGCCAACCACGGCGACTTCTTTACTAAGGCACATAACACAATCTCTGAGCATCTTGGCGAAGAGTTTTGTGACAGCATGAACATCAAGTATCGCACCGCACGTAACAATGCGTGGGTTATGATGGACATGACTATGCCTAACGTGTTGCGCCGCATCCAGTCAGAAAAGCATAGCACCACCATTGCACCCCGGCTTATTGCCCTACACGGCATTGATGGGTCATGCAGTAACATGGTGTTCTTTGGGGCTATCGACTTCTTTTGCACCAACGGCATGATCACTGGTGACTACGACAAGATCAAGCGCAAGAACACTGCCAACTTTAGCTTGGAAAAGTTTATACAAGAATTGGAGTCATCAGTCACTGACTTCTATGACACGGCTGACAAGTTTCAGCGTTGGGCAGAAACAAGCCTAATGACTGTCGATGTCAAAGCACTGCTTGATTCAGTTATCAAGTCTGAGCGTAAGTCAGAGAAGATGTTTACCTTGTACAATCAAGAGGTTAGCACTCGTGGACGTAACGTGTGGGCATTGTATTCCGCCTTTACAAACTACTCTACATACGCTGATGAGCGTAACGGGTTCAACCTACGCAACACAGGTAATGATACTGTCGCACAGTCCATGTGGGCGAGAGAGCAGGAAGTTGCCAAGTGGATCAGTTCACCACAGTTTCAGGCGATTGCGGCATGAAAAATAATGCACGTCTAAAAATGCACAATGTCTACGCAACGGATGATTTTACAATACCAAAAGAGCATCGTCCGTTGCTGTGGAAGCCAAGCAAAAAGAAAACAAAATGTAACGCCGTTACAAAAAGGAGAAAGAAAAATGTGTGAAGGCACTGGAAAAAGAGATACAGAAACTGGTCGTTGGATTTCAGCGGAAGAAATGAAAAAAGACGGAACCTACGAAGAGTGGTTAGAGTATGAGATGGAACACTATAAGTTTTATCACATTTTCTGGTGCCGTTGGGATGAAGACAATCGCTGGTATTCACCAAAAGATTGGTTGCCAAACTTCTGGACATGGTTTCAAGAACGTGCAGAGTATCGTTCTAACGGTGGTATATCTTGGAAGTTTGTTCAATTTGTGTGGGCTATTCAGGCGTTTATAGATGATTGTGTTACGATACTTGAATGGGATAGACCACCACACGCGGAGCATCGTGGGTTATACAAAGGTGATTGGGAAACTAAATGGGGGTTCTGGGAGTACGTTTATTTTCGTACAATCGGTGTACCCGTACACAAACTTCGCTGTTTCTTTCAAACAAAAATACTAGGCATGGAAGAAATTGACGATCATTTGGGATGCCCTAGCTGGCCTAACTGCGACATTGACCCTAATGGATGTCGTGTAAAAATGGGAGATGATGTAGAATGGTACGGACACAGAGATTAAGATCGTTGGTAGATGATTACTATTCTTCCTATGATTACAGGAACTTACGTGATGAAACTAAAGCACATTATAAGTATCTGTTGAGTGTCATGCTAGATACAAAGGTAGAGGGCAAGCCCCTCTGCCAGCATGACTACACAAATCTGTCCACCCGTGTGGCAAAGATGTCATACAACCAGTGGTGCGAGAAAGGATTGTCAATGGCTAATCATTTGCTGTCTGCAACACGCATTGTATTCAATCACGGGTTGCGTGAAGAATTATGTGTCATAAACCCCTTCTCAAACGTCCGTAAACGCCCCACAGAGAGGCGTAAGGTGGTCTGGGGTAGGGAAGATGTCCGAAAGTTCTTAGACGCCGCCTACGGCGATTTTAGCACACGTAATATTGGACTGATTGCTCACATGGCATACGAATGGTGTCAGCGATTGGGTGATATGCGACTGCTTACATGGGATGCAATCGACTTTGAGGCAAAAACTGTTTATATAGAACAATCAAAACGTAAAGCAGAGGTGCATCTGCCCATCGAAGATGATTTGTTTGACATGCTTGTACAACAAGAGAAAGATTTTGGCTTTCAAAAGTACGTTGCACCCAGACCCAAGCCACGTGAGGGTGTTTACATACCATATAGTATGACTAAACTACCTTTACATGGGCGTAAGTTGATGGATCAGGCAGGACTGTCACGAGAACTGCGTTTATCTGACTTACGAAGGACTGGTACGACTGAAATGGTGGAGGCGGGTGTTGGTATGGCACAAATTATGTCGGTTACAGGACATGCTAATCCAAGTTCAGTCAAACCATATCTAAAAAATACGTTGTCAAGTGCAAATAATGCATTGACAGCACGAAAATCTCATGGTATAAGCATAGCAAGTGCCGCAAAGGAAAGTGATATTACATGAATAATATATATAACACTATAAGTGATATGGATATACCTAATGGTAGTACAAAGAGAATGGATTGTCCTAACTGTGGTGGGTACAAAACATTTACAGTGACCAATAACATGGGTTCTCTTGTATGGAATTGCTATAAGGCTTCTTGTACACTGAAAGGCGGCACTAGAGTGCATCTATCTGTGGATGATATACGCAGTGGCTTTAGTGGGGCAGAAAAGTTTGCGGAAGAGGCATTTGAGTTGCCCTCTTACGTGGTAGATAGGAATCCTAACTCGTATCAAATGCGTAAGTTTCTAGCTACGTGGGATTTAGACTACGAAGAACTTGATCTGTTGTATGATGTAAAAGAGGACAGAGTTGTGTTTCCTGTGTATTCGCAAGGTAATCTTGTGGATGCTACAGGACGCTCTCTGGGCAATAGATTACCTAAATGGAAAAAATATGGAAAAAGTGGCTTGCCATACTCGTGTGGTTGTGGTAAAGTCGCAGTTGTTGTTGAGGACTGTGTGAGTGCAGCCGTGGTTGGTGGCAAATCCTTTGTCGGGGTTGCGCTTCTTGGAACATCTCTACAAGAGTCGCATAAAGGGTATCTTGCACAGTTCTCAACAGCCGTAATAGCATTAGACCCCGATGCGTTACCAAAAACTATGGTCATGGCAAAGGAATTACGTGGGCATGTAAACGATGTTCGTGTCCTACGTTTGACAGATGACTTGAAATATCGTAACCCTGAAGATATGGAGAAGCTATATGGAATTATCACTAATTAGAAGTTTAATGGACAAATCGTTTTATGACGATCATCGTGGGGCTAGATGCCCTGACAGGCTGTTCAGCAAGGACGTGCGTAAGATCAAGCACACTATCGACACTGCAATGGATAGGTATGACCGTAGTGTGTTGCCTGATGAAGTTGAAGCGTTGTTTATGGCAAACAACCCCACGCTTACAACGGCACAGAAGCAGGCATACTCAAGCCTGTTTCGTAAGGTCAAGACAGAAGAGCCTATGGGCAGTGATGTAGCACAGGAAGTGTTATCTAAACTGTTCCAGCAGGTGGTTGGCGAAGATATTGCCAATCTTGGTTTTGATTATGTCAATGGTGACAAGTCTAGTCTTGAGCCTTTGCGCTTGTTACTTGAGCAATACGGGGATGACTTTACGCCTGACTTGAATGTAGAGTGGGATGACATTGAGATTGAAACGCTCATGTCAAAAGCTGACCTTGAAGCACGTTGGACGTTTAACATTCCTACTCTAACGCGTAAGGTAGAGGGCGTTAACGCTGGGCATTTGATTGAGGTTGGTGCCAGACCCAACACAGGTAAGACATCATTCCATGCGTCAGCAATCGCAGCACCGGGCGGCTTTGCACATCAGGGTGCTAACTGTATTATCTTATGTAACGAAGAGGGCTACCATCGTGTAGGCGCACGTTATTTAACTGCCGCTACAGGCATGACAATGCGTGAGATAAAAGATAATCCAGCAAAGGCACGTGAGTTGTATGCACCAGTAAAAGAGCGTATCAAGATTAAAGATGCAACAGGTCGTGATATGAGTTGGGTTGAGTCTATATGCAAAACATACAAGCCAGACATTGTACTGCTTGACATGGGTGATAAGTTTGCCAAGACGGGCGGCTTTGCTCGTACAGACGAAGCACTCAAGGCTAATGCAATACATGCTCGTATGATTGCAAAGGAGTATGAGTGCGCTATGTTCTATATGTCACAGCTATCTGCTGACGCTGAAGGCAAGGTGTTACTTAACCAGTCGATGATGGAAGGTTCACGCACAGGCAAAGCGGCAGAGGCTGACTTGATGTTACTGATAGCAAAGAACCCCGTAAAGATAAATGAGCATGGTGAAGAAACAAAAGAAGATCCAGAGCGTCACTTGAATGTAGTTAAAAATAAGTTGACAGGTTGGCACGGTGTGGTACACTGCAACTTAGAGTATCAAACAGCGAGGTATGTAGTATGAAACTAACACTTGATGTAGAAAACACAGTTACACAACGGGATGGTAAGATGCACCTTGATCCTTTTGAGCCAGAGAACTCACTGACTATGATCGGTGTGTTGACTGATCAAGGTATGGAGCAACACTTTCCATTTGACCATTGTGACGTACCCAACCAGCAGGATTACTATGAGCGTGTGCAGTGGTACTTGGATCAAGCTACCATACTTATATGCCACAATGCTGCGTATGATTTGATGTGGTTGTGGGAGTCAGGCTTCAAGTATGACGGGCCTGTGTTTGATACAATGCTTGCAGAGTATGTGCTACAGCGCGGTATCAAAGAACCGTTGTCATTGCAGGCATGTGCGGAACGATACGAGTTAGACACAAAGAAGCAGGACACTCTGAAAGAATACTTTGCGAAAGGCTATAGCACCAGAGATATTCCATACAACGAGTTATGTGAATACTTGTCTGCTGATCTTAATGCTACGCAGCAGTTGTGTGATAAGCAAATAAAGCGGTTACACAGTTGTGATGATGCTGGACTATTAAATACTGTAGTGCTAACTAACGAATTAGCTGTGTGTCTTGCACGTATCTATCAGCGTGGATTCAAGGTTGATCTAAATGTTTTGGACAGTGTGCGGCAGGAGTTTGAGCAGGAGCAGAAAGAACTTGAATCATCTCTTGAGTCTACTGTTCGTAAAGTCATGGGTGATACACCTATAAACATCAACAGCCCAGAGCAATTGTCTTGGGTTGTATATGGACGTAAGGTTAAATCAAAGATGGATTGGGCAACCAAGGTTGACCCATACATGGACAGCAAAGAGTTTGACCGTCTTCTCAATACTGATACAGAGCGTTTGTATCGTACGACTGCAGAGCAGTGCCGCACTTGCCGTGGATCTGGTATAATACATAAGGTAAAAAAGAATGGAGAGATGTTTAAGAAGCCAAACAAATGTCCTGATTGCTCTGGCGAGGGTTTCTTATTCAAACAAACAGATGTGCTTGCAGGCTTTAAGTTTAAGCCACCGTCACCTAAATGGGCAAGCGCGACAGGCTTTACTACAAGCAAACTAAACCTAGAAATACTAGAAGGTGCGGCTCGTAGTAAGGGGATGACAGATGCGGCAGAATTTTTAAACAAGGTTCGTAGGCTGAGTGCCGTTCATACCTATCTGTCATCTTTTGTGGAAGGTATCCAGACAAACACCAAGCAAGATGGATTACTTCATGTGCGTTTACTTCAGCACCGCACAGCTACTGGTCGTTTGTCTGGTGCCGATCCTAATATGCAGAACATGCCACGTGGCGGCACGTTTCCTGTGAAGAAAGTATTTGTGTCACGATTTGATGGCGGCAAGGTAATGGAAGCCGACTTTGCACAGTTGGAGTTTCGTGCTGCTGCCTATTTATCACAAGATGGAGTCGCAATTGATGAAGTATCTAATGGGTTTGATGTACACGCATATACCGCTAAAGTTATTACCGATGCTGGTCAACCTACGGATAGGCAGTCTGCAAAGGCTCACACGTTTGCACCGCTTTATGGCGCAACGGGCTTTGGGAGAACGAAAGCGGAAGCAAAGTATTATGAACACTTTACCGAAAAATACCAAGGAGTCGCAGAATGGCATTCCCGATTGGCTAAAGAGGCTTTAGAAAAACAAAAGATAACTACGCCTAGTGGTAGAGAGTTTTCTTTCCCTGATGTAGTTCGTAAGTCTAGTGGTAGGGTAAGTCATTTTACCCAGATAAAGAACTATCCTGTGCAGTCGTTTGCTACTGCAGACATTGTGCCGATAGCTTTATTACACATAGATGATCTACTGAAAGATAAAAAATCTTGCATTGTAAACACGGTGCATGATAGTATAGTCATTGATATTCATCCTGACGAAGAACATCAGGTTATCAATGTTATAGAACAAACTAATAATGCGTTACCTCAACTTATAGCTATGAGGTGGGGCATAAGATTTAATGTTCCTTTGCTTTTAGAAGCAAAAATTGGTCCGAATTGGCTTGACACCAAGGACGTGGCATGATATAACTATGCCTCATTCACTATGAAAGGAGAAATATATGACAACAGAAATAACAACTATTGACCCAAATAATTATGCTGCAATGGCGAAAGCAATGGGCATTGCAAACGAGGGTAAAGGTAAGAGCAAAAGCAGTTCTCTTGCCCGTTTGCGTATTAACCATTCGCCAGTCATGGGTACTGCTGAAGTTAATGGAAAAAGTGTCAACGTAGAAGTAATCGAAGGTGGAACATATAAGCTAGAGGTTCCTGATGGTCCTACATATTACGCATCGTCTGTAAAGGTGCGTCCATATGTACAGCGTTATATGTACAAGCGTTTTGTTATGGGCGGTGCAAACTCGTCTAATCGTTACATTAAAACTATCATGCACGATGATCTGAATGTTGATCTAAAAGATAATGATGGTGGTTTTAACTGTGGTAAGCCTGCAGGCTATATACAGGACTTCAAAGCGTTGCCAGAGAAAACACAAGACTTAATTAAACAGATTAAGCGTGTACGTGTTGTTCTGGGAACTGTTGAGATGACTAATCCTGTAAACGAAAAGGGTGAGTCTATCGAACTTGATGCTACACCTTTTATCTGGGAGATCGACAATCGTGATGCGTTTAAGATTGTTGGTGATGTGTTCGTGAAGCTGGCAAAGATGAGCCGCCTTCCTGTAATGCATAACTTTGTCGCTAATACTGAAGAGCGTAAGATGCCCAACGGTAATAGCTTTTTTATCCCTGTTGTATCATTAAACATCCATGATGTTATAAATGTTACGCCAGATGATAACAATATGTTTACTGACTTTTTAGCATGGGTTGACAACTACAACTCGTACATATCAAATGCATGGGCAGAAAACGCCAACGCAAAACTAGAAGATGGTGATGCGGAAGTGTTGGATGACTTGGTTGATATTGAAGTCGATGAAGAGGCAGTAGCATAATGAATCATCAAGCTGAATTGTCGTTGCATCAGTATTTGCAGGATGCGGTTAGCGGTAAGTCATCCATGTCGGATGACACAATAAAGCAGGTTGCTACCGATGTTGCAGACGCTATGCAACGACAGTTTGGTAGTGGTAAGAGTAGAAGCGATTTTACATTGCGTATGTCTAATGTAGGTCGCCCTACCTGCCAACTCTGGTACGACAAGAATAAACCAGAGGCGGCTATACCATTGCCTACCACATTTGTAATGAACATGATGATTGGTGATATTGTTGAGGCTGTGTTTAAAGGTTTACTAAAAGAAGCAGGAGTAAAATATGAAGATACTGAAAAAGTTACCCTTGATACTGGTAGTGACAATATTTCTGGTTCTTATGACCTCATCATTGATGGTGCAGTTGATGATATTAAATCAGCTTCAGACTGGTCATACAGAAACAAGTTTGATTCCTATGAGTCCCTTGCAGGTAAGGACGGATTTGGTTACGTGCCTCAACTCGCCGGGTATGCTAAAGCTACCACCAAACGTGCTGGCGGCTGGTGGGTTATAAACAAAGCTAATGGTAAGTTTAAATATCTACCAGCATCTGGTCTTAACGTAGATGAAGAAATAAGTAAGATAAAACAAACGATTAGCAAAGTAAAGGAGAACAAGTTTGAAAGATGTTTTGAACCAGTGCCTGAAACTTTTCGTGGCAAGCCCACAGGTAATAAAGTCCTTAATGACGGATGTAAATTTTGCAGCTATCGCTTTGATTGCTGGGATAGTCTTACTGAGTTACCTGCTGTAAAGTCACAGGCAAAAAACCCGCCCACTGTGGCATATGTTGAACTAAGAGAGGAGTATGTAAATGGAGATTGAAGTAAATGAACTCGCAGAGCAAATCAAAGAAGCAGAAGTGCATCTTGCAGAACTTCGGAAGGAGTATCGTGAACGGAAGACTGCAGGTTTACGTGCGGCGATATCAGCGCGTAATGAAGCAGATAAAGTCCTGCGCGAAGAATTACAGGCTTTAGGCTACCGTAACACACCATTTATCTCATGGCGTGACGTTGGCTAACGCAAAACAATTTAGGGCAGCACGAAAGTATGGGTATCGTAGTGGTCTTGAACTAAAAGTATCTGACTATCTCAAAGAACTCAAGATTGACTTCTTGTATGAGGCAGTAAAGATAGAATGGGAAGACTTAGCATACAGAACGTATACACCTGATTTTGTGCTGTCCAATGGTATTATTATAGAAACAAAGGGTCAATTCACCGCAGCAGATAGGCGCAAGCATCTGGCTATTAAAAAGCAGCATCCCAAGTTGGATATTCGTTTTGTGTTTGAAAGTAGCAGACGCAAACTTCGTAAGGGTGCTAAGTCTACCTACGGTGAATGGTGTATTAAATATGGGTTTCGGTACTACGACAGGATCATTCCCGAAGAATGGTTAAAAGAAAAGGGTAAAAACAAACACCCGAAGTTTATAAAGTTTGGTGGCACAAAAGTAAAAAGGAGATAGACATGGATAATATAACAGATAAGATGGCTATGCAGATGAAGGATGAAGACTTTGTAATACGGGTAAGACCTTTTGCCGATGACGATAGTTCTTGGAGTGGAGAGGTTGATATTTCTATTATGTATGGCGACAATAACCCGTTAAAAGATGATGACTTTTATCAAGTTCTACATTTTGTAAAAATGATGTGTGCGGCTGTGCCTGTCATGGAAGAGGTAAATGAATTAAGAAGTATTGTACATGAGTATGTTACAAAAGTTATTGACAACGAGGTTGATATTGATGTAGAACTAGAAGAAGAAGCAGGTGTAGAAAAAACTTATGATGGCAACGTAATCCACCTAAACTTTAATAGTAAGACAAAAGGATCGGCATGAGTAGACACGAAGAATATATGAAAGCAATGATGATACAAGAGGAGTTACGTATGGCACAAGCAAAGAAACAAAGTGATAACGGTAAAGCGTGGCCTGATGTTGGTAGCCCAGAAGACTATCCACCTTCTGCTGATGTAGATATGGTCAATAATCCACCACACTATAACCAAACAGGCATTGAGTGTATACAAGCTATCTCTGCTGCTACTGATAAAGGATTCAAATATTATCTACAGGGTAATGTTATGAAGTACCTGTGGCGATTTGACTATAAAGACAAGCCGTTAGAGGATTTGCAAAAAGCCAAGTGGTACTTGGATAGGTTAATCGAAGAGGTAACGGCAGATGGTAAGAGTTAAGATGTTCATCACAATTGAAATTGATGAAGAAGAATATCCTATACCAGCAGACGGACAAGTTGGTGAGGAATTAGAGGATGGCATACGTGAATACTTCTATGATATAGACGGTGCTGAAATTAAAACTATGAAAACAATTACGGAGTGAAGAGATGATTAGCAATACATTACCTACAGACTATCAAAATTTTATAGCACTATCACGCTATGCTCGTTGGAAAGAAGATGAGCAACGCAGAGAAACATGGGGAGAAACAGTCACCCGTTACTTTGACTACATGTCAGGGCATCTAAAAGATAAACACAACTATACTTTGCCCAACACACTACGTGCAGAGTTAGAAGAAGCTGTGCTTAACCAAGCTATCATGCCAAGCATGAGGGCGTTGATGACTAGCGGCCCCGCGCTAGACAGATGCCACGTTGGTGGGTATAACTGCTCATACGTACCTGTGGATAGCCCACGTGCTTTTGATGAAACAATGTATATACTTATGTGTGGCACAGGTGTTGGCTTTAGTGTTGAGCGTCACTGTATTGAGAAGCTACCTATTGTAAATGAGGAGTTTCACGAAACAGATACAATAATCAAGGTAGGTGATAGCCGCCCCGGATGGGCTAAATCACTTAAAGAGTTGATTGCTATGTTGTACAGTGGACAGATTCCGAAGTGGGATGTATCAGAAGTGCGCCCAGCAGGTGCAAGGCTGAAGACATTTGGAGGTAGAGCGTCAGGCCCACAGCCATTGGTCGAACTGTTTGAATTTTGTGTGCAGAAGTTTAAGGGTGCAGCAGGTCGCAGACTCTACCCAATTGAGTGCCACGATATCATGTGTAAGATTGGTGAGGTTGTAGTTGTAGGTGGTGTGCGCCGTAGTGCATTGATTTCACTATCTAATTTAAATGATGACCAGATGGCACATGCTAAATCAGGTCAGTGGTGGGAGCATGAAGGTCAACGTGCGCTGGCTAATAACTCTGTAGCATATAAAACAAAGCCAGAGATGGGTACATTCATGCGCGAGTGGCTGTCCCTGTACGATAGTAAGTCAGGTGAGCGTGGTATATTTAATCGCCAGTCAGCGAAGGTACAGGCGGCAAAGAATGGTAGGCGTGATGCTGACCAAGACTTTGGTTGCAACCCATGCTCTGAAATTATCCTACGTCCATATCAGTTCTGCAATCTGTCAGAGGTTGTTGCACGTGAAACAGATACGCTGGCATCACTGAAAGAGAAGGTACGCCTTGCCACTATCTTGGGTACATTCCAAGCTACACTGACTAACTTCAAGTATCTGCGTAACATATGGAAAGCCAACACAGAGCAGGAACGATTGCTTGGTGTGTCACTGACAGGCATTATGGATTGTCCTGCACTGCACAAAGGTAAGCAGGTAGCTGACACTCTTGAGATGCTACGTGTTACAGCTATTGATGCAAACAAATCTATGGCGTGGGAACTTGGCATTGAGCAGTCTGCTGCTATTACTTGTGTCAAGCCTAGTGGTACAGTATCTCAGCTTGTAGACAGTGCCTCTGGTATCCACGCACGTCACAACCCCTATTATATTCGCACTGTGCGTGGTGATAATAAAGACCCACTCACACAGTTCTTGATTTCACAGGGCTTACCTAATGAGCCTGACGTAATGAAACCCGACTCAACTACAGTCTTCTCATTCCCTATGAAGTCACCTAAGAACGCAGTGACACGTACAGCTATGACAGCTATTGAACAGCTTGAACTATGGCTGTTGTACCAACGTCACTGGTGCGAACACAAACCGTCAGTCACTATCTCTGTCAAAGAAAACGAATGGATGGCTGTAGGTGCTTGGGTATACGAACACTTTGATGAGGTATCTGGTATCAGCTTCCTACCATTCAGTGAGCATACGTATCAGCAAGCACCATATCAGGACATTGATGCTGACGAATACAAAAACTTCTTGACAAAGATGCCAGATAATGTAGACTGGTCATTGCTTCAGGAGTTTGAGAAGGAAGATACTACATCAGGTGGGCGTGAGTTGGCGTGTACGGCTGGCGTTTGTGAAGTAGTAGATTTAACAGCAGCATAGGAAGGAGATTAGTATGAGAGATATGTTAATAGATGCCCAGACTAGCCATTTGGTTGGGCATATAAATAAACACAAGGCTAATGTAGAAATACTGTTGACCAATCCTGTTGGGGTTGGTGAGCATCAGGATATACAAACTGCAATCGAACAGGAGTTAGAAGAGATTGCGAACTATCACGACAAGCTAGAGATGCTTGTTAAATATTTCCCTAAAACAACGGAGTCTAATGGTGAGGAGAAATAATCTAAGTAAATACGATGCTCCACTGCGTATACAATACCAGTGGGGCTACGATGCGTTTAAGCGTGGTGGTAGGTTTGTGATGAAGGATGGAAAGCAAGTATTTCAAGAAAATCGTCCAAACCTTGACCCGAACACCATGCAGTACAGAGAGTGGCAGCGTGGTTGGAACGATGCTTACTATGAGAATTTAGAAAAGGGTAAGTACAATGGGATTAAAGGAAGAAGCTGAACAGTGGATGAAGGAGAGGTACATGAGTAATATTACAGCAACGGAGTATCAAACAAGGGCTGCAGAAACGGCAATATACCCAGATAATAAAGCATTAGAATATCTAACATTGGGATTGGCTGGTGAGGCTGGTGAGATTGCTAACAAAGCAAAGAAACTGATTCGTGACGGTGCAGATAGAGAAGACTACCATGCCAAACTAAACGCTATGGGTCACGAGATTGGGGATGTTATGTGGTATTGCGCCATGCTTGCTAAAGAAGTGGACATGAACCTTGGTAGAATCATGGAAGACAACTTGGAAAAACTTGCTGACAGGAAAGCTAGAAATCGCCTACAAGGTGACGGTGACAATCGTTAGATACACACCGTTTGCTGCTATCGTTGGCTGGCTCTTATACGCCATTGGTATGGGGCTGGCTAATGATATATGTGATTGCATATAAGTTTTACGGCTTTGGTTGTGCCTTTGCAAACTTAACCATCGCAGCTAGATGTTCTGGGTCGCCAAGATTCGGTTCTTTATTTCTTAGATTACCCTCTTGAATTAGCAGCGGTAAATTCTGATATGCTCTGTCTCGTGCAGATGGAGTCAACCTTCTATATTGTTGCATGAGCCGTAAATACATAGTTAGATTACCGTCAATAGGTGAGCCATCTGGTGTAACCAAATCTCCAGCATCTTTGTCGGCTATATAATCTTCCATCATCGACTTGTACTTCTTGATTGAAGCATCTACATAGGCAATTCTTTCCTTGTTAACAAATGCCTTAACATTAGGCTCCTTGTTTCGCCTTGCTCTTTGTCTAGCTTCAGATACAAACTCTGGACTCTTAATTACCTCAACGATAGAGGGTAGCATCTTTCTCAAGAAACGTGTTTCGTACTGATTAAACCCCTTTGAGATAGTACGACTAGGTATTTTAAAGTCACGATAGCCTAGTTCTTCCATGAACTGACCTGCCTCGCTTAACTCTTCGCTCAAACCAATACCCGTAAATATCTTTAGCGGTATGCCAATACGCTCACGTGGCTTACCTTCCTCTTGGAACACTGTTTCACGTGCAGGTAAGTCTTCCTGTGAGCCGGGGTCAAAGATGTCGGCAAACCCACGTCTTTCAAATACAGTTTTTACACCCCGCATGAATGGTCCTTCAAACTCTTCACCTGTCTTAGGGTCTTTACCTATCAGTGCTTCTTTACGAGTGTCTTTAAACACGGACGGACGTGAGCCTTGTATACGCTGTATCTCTATGACTTGTGTAAGAGGGGTCAGGTAGGTTGCACCATACTCTGCCAGTGCTTCACCCAACATTTCTTTACCCTTCTCACCGCCAATAGAGTCAGCCGTAGAAATCATCTTGGCTATATCTTCAAAGATAACTGCGCCTGTACCTGTTCTAACATTCGTGCCTAAGAAAGTTTGCTTCATGTCATCAAAGTCTAGCCAGTTACGGAATGTACCGTCACCTTCAGGGCCACCCACTTTAGATAACATACCACGATGAATAGCCTCTGCTACCCACAGTGCCTGTCTTAGTATAGGTGACTGTGGTGTAGTATCAATAAGTCCATTGTCCGTCTTCAACATCTTGTAGTCAGACGGTACATCGTCATTATACTTTTCACTTCTATACATCATGGCTGCAGGGAGTATTATACCCGCACCGATAATGTTACGAGATATTTGTTGACGGTCTTTCTTAGTTAGTTTGCCTGTTGCTGTGGCAAAATCACCAGTTGCAGCAGCAATACTACGTTTAATAACAGGAGCAAATGCGCCAGCAGAATAGTTACCTGCAAGTTCCATACTGTTAAACATAAAGCGTGGGAATGGAACAACAGCAGTCAAGCCGCTACGTGTAATGAAAGATGTAATCGTCCTAAATACAGGCACATCAGGCTGCTTTGCATAGGTAATGTCCAGTGCTTTATCTGTAGCGTCTGCTACTAAGTCATTAAATGACCGCTTGCCTTTAGGTACAAGGTCAGAAGCATCATTCATAAGGTCAGGCAGTCTTCCATTATTTAATGCCTGTACTAAATCAATGCCGTATTCTCTTTGCACAAGGCGTTCTAGTTCGCCCGTAAAGGCACCCCTGCGTATAAGAAACTCCTGCCACCTGTTTGGCAAGTTCAGTATGTCAACACCTGCTTCAGCGACATTTAATACACCATCTACACCTTTACCAAGTTTTGTTTTTGCTTTACCTGCGCCTGTGCTTTTACGAATTTCGTTAATCGTATTAAACATCATATCAAATTGTGATGCGTATTTGTCATTGCTTAACACAAAATCAGTTATCTGTTTAGAGTCACGCATCTTTGTAGGGTCAAACATATAACGCATATGTCTGAAAC